GTAACAAACGCAATCGCTAACGAGGCAGTTGCTAATACATCTCTTGTAACTCCAAAGACATACGCATTGATAAAAGTACAAACATCTCATGCTGCTTGGGTAACACTATACAGTGATACTGCTAGTAGAACTGCTGATGCATCAAGAGGAATAAATGTAGATCCTTTGCCAGGTTCTGGTGTTCTATCAGAAGTAATTACTACAGGTGCTCAGACACAGTTAATTACACCTGGCGTTATTTGTTTTAACTCTGCTGGTACAGGTACAACATATGCAAAGGTAGTTAATAAATCAGGTTCAACAGCAAACCTAACAGTAACACTTACATACGTTGTATTGGAGAGTTAAAATGATTTGGCCTATTCCTATGTCAGAAAAAATCTATATTGTTACCCTTCATAACAAGGAAGATTTAGAAGGATTTTATAATGATATGGAGGACAAAGGGTTTCGTTTAAATATGAAACGTCCTATCAGTAGAAACACACACTACTGGATGAATGCAGAACAAGCAGAAGAATTAAAACAAGATCCTAGAGTATGGGATGTAGATTTACGTCCAGAAGATAAAGGAATATATCCTAAGAGATGTGCAACACCAACCGATGATCAAATAGGTAGACCACTTGAAGGAACTTTTTGGAAGGGTGGAGGTATCAATGCTGGTAGTGATTATCCATGGGGTCTCTCACATACTGTTGATGCTGTAGGTGTCTTTAAAGACAAAGGTAATTTTGGATCAACTGGAGGAAGTTATAACCAATTGGTTGCAACCATACCATCTGATGATTATGAAGGTGCATGGGGTGATGGTAGACACGTAGACATAGTTGTTTGTGATGATCCTGTTACTGCTACATGTGCTGATTGGATGGGATTTGAAGAAACAAGATTTGTAAATTATCAATGGTTTAATGAGTTGAATACTGAGGTAGGAACTATAGATGATGATGGAGAAGTTCTACCCACTGGTAATGTAACTTACTACGACAGCACACAGAACCCTGAGTATCATGGAACTCACGTTGCTGGAACTTGTGCAGGAAACTCCTATGGACTTGCAAACCAAGCAAATATATATGGACTACAAATTTTAGGTACGATGCCTTCGGGTCAAACTCTATCACCTTTATTATTGTATGATTACCTTAGAGCATTTCATAGAAAGAAACCTATTAATCCTGTAACTGGATATAAAAACCCTACAATATCAAATCATAGTTGGGGGTATAGCACAGAGACATCTTTAGAATCAGAATTTCCTACTGGTATTGCAATTGGAAATGTTGTAGAAGTAAACTATCAAGGTGTACAATACAATTCTAGTAATCCTAATCCTAGTGGTTGGACAATGGCAGGATTAGAAATTGATTTTGGTATTGCTCCTACTAAATGGAGTATTCCTGTTACACTTACATCTGTTAATGCTGATGTAGAGGATGCAATAGAAGAAGGTATAGTTATTATTGCAGCTGCTGGTAATGATAACTTCCATGTTGTACCACAAGGAGATTCAAATTATAATAATTTTGTTATCTTCCAAGGATACAATGCTAATGCTCCAGTCTATTTTAATAGAGGTATGTCTCCTGCTAGTGCACCAAATGCAATTATGGTAGGATCATTAGGTAGTGATGCTCAATTTAAAAGATCATCCTTTACAAACTTCGGTCCTAGAATAGATGTGTTTGCACCTGGCAGTAACATCTTGTCTACATGGGGAGATCCCGCTGTTATCACTGGTAATCTTGCAGGATCTGGAGTTATTGATACCAAATATCCTGGCGGTGGAGACTGGTTGTATCCTATAAGTGGAACTAGTATGGCATCTCCATTAGTTGCTAGTGTTGCAGCAATGGTTGCTAGTGCTAGAAGAACAGATAGATTTAGCAATGATGATCTTCGTGCATACTTGAACAACACGAGTGTCTATGGTGATATGACATTTGATGTTGGTGGAGGACAGTTCAATGATAACTCATGTAGAAAAGACAGTCCTAACAAATACCTGTTCACAAAAAATCCTAGAGAAAGAGTTGGCAACTTACAAAATAAAGTAGGAGATAGAAGAAGTGGTGCAGTATTTCCTAGACCTAAAAAATTAAACGCTGCTAATGGATTTCCTAGTGGTTTATTATCTACTGCCTCGCAGTTGGAAATAACAAAAGAGTGGAAAAATATTGTTAAAGATCCAACAACTACAGGACTATATCAATACACTTCTGAGTTATACATTCCTACTAATGAAGCAGGACCTACAGGATATCCTGTAATGATTTGTCTACATGGTAATGGAGGAACTGGAAATGTTATCAATGATGCGATCTATTCCACATTAGGAGATCATATTAGAGTAGGTCCTAATGGTTTCTTTTCTAGTTGGAATATAGTTGATGAGAATAGTATTGCTCCTGACATAGAATACCTAAGAAATCTTATTAAATTATTGAAAACATTTACGAATGTAGACAGTACAAGAATTAGAATCTCTGGTATATCTAATGGTGCAGCATTAGCATGCAGAGCATTTGTCGAGATAGATGATCCTGCTGTTGATTTAATTGTTCCTATTGTATCTCAGTTCCATATTCATGAAGTGAACAATCAAACAAAATTCTTTATGCCAACAGATCATTTAGATACTACCAGTGCTGCAGGAGATTATGGTTACAATGTTCAAAAAGTTCCTGCTGTTGGTAGAAAAATATTAATGATGCAGAATACTAATGATAATGTTATACCTTACAATGGTGGTAGTGGTGTTGGTATTCAATTTATAGGTGCTAGATTATCTACATACCGCATGGCACAAGCTATGGGATGGGTAGGTGGAGAACAGACTAATGGAGAGACATATCAGGGTGATGCCTCTACACTATTGTATCGTTATAATTTTAATGGTAATCAAAATGAGATAGTTCATTGTGCAAGTAATGGAGGTCATGCAATCAATGCAAAAATGATTTCCTTGTTTGAAGAATGGGTAGAGAGTGATGGACAAACCATAACAATGACATCACCATCAAACACATACAATATAAATGCTGGTGCGGTGAATGCAAACCATTATATTCTTAGTGGAACTGATAGAAATGGATCTGTAAGTGGTAACGATCCTGTAGTTACAGTTCAAGCAGGAGACACAATTAACTTTGTAGTCAACGCAGCTGGTCACCCATTCTATATTAAGACATCAGTAACTGGTGGTTCTGGTAATCAAGTATCAACAGGAACAATTACTGGTACACAAGGAACAACTAGCGGTACACTATCTTGGAACACAACAGGAGTGTCGCCAGGAACATATTATTATGTTTGTTCTTTCCACGTGGCACTTGGCATGTATGGATCAATAGTTGTCACATAAATAAACCTGAGCAGTAGTATCATTTGGTAGATTAAATGGCAGATCGTTTTCCGTTAATTGTAAATGCGGTTTCTCAAAAAATAGAAGAACTCATTTCTGGTGACAATTTAGAATTGTCTGGTAATAATATAGTCATCAGTGGAGACACAGGTGCAGGGAAATACCTCACCAGTGATGGCACTACAGTGTCATGGGGATCGCCTGGCGATGTTTATCTAGATCAAAACCAAACACTGACTAATAAAACATTTACTTCATGTGTTATTTCTGGTTCTGCCAACACCCTTAGTAACATACCAAACGCTGCTCTATCAAACTCTACGATCTCTGTAAACGGTGCTGCTATTGCTCTAGGTGGATCTGTTGTAACACCAAATGACAACACTACTTACTCTGTCAGTGCACAAGATGGTATCAATAACAATACAAAAGTTATTAGATTAACTGCTGGTGGATCAGGAACTGGAGATGATGATGTAAGTATTGCTGTAGGTCCTCCTTCTGTTGTGCCTGGCGGATCTAATGCTCTTGCTCTAGCAATCAATAGAGTTGGTGAGGTTATCACAATATCTGGTACAGCACCTGATGCTGATACGATAACAACAATAAAGTCTGGTACTGGTGGTACAGCACAGACTGGAGACATTACAATTGCTGCGACAGGATCTTCTACGGTATCTCAGGACACAGCATCTAAAACTATTACGATCAACTCAACATATGTTGACACGATCACAAAGATGAGAGCAACCACAGGACAAGTATTGAATCCTGGCAACTTTACATTCTTGGATGGTGGTGCTACTACTGTTGCTCAGGGTGTAGATGGTAATGGTGACTCAACAATTACATATACATCTGTTGATACTATAACCAGATTGAAGGGAGGAGCAGCTGGAACTCTTGTAACTGGTGATGTCGAGTTTACTGGTGGAGCAAACGTTACAGTATCACAAGCGGGTAATACAATTAGCATTGCTAGTGTAGACACAAACACAGTAACCAGACTTTCATCTGGTGCTAACGCTGTCACTGCAGGAGACTTTAAGTTTGTTGGAACTGGTGCTACTAGTATTTCACAAGCAACTGCTGGTGGTGTAACAACATTCACAGTTACATCTGTCAACTCTGATACTGGTGCATCTTTAACAGCATCATCAGGACTTATATTAGCAGGAACAGATTTCCAAATAAAAAATGCTGGTAACTTTAGTGGTAACCAATTATTGAAATGGGATTCTGGTAACAGTCAGATAGCAAGTAGTCTTATTTCAGATAACGGATCTACTGTGACCATTGGTGGTGATTTAGTTGTTGATGGTACACAAACTATTCTTAATACACAAACACTGATAGTAGAAGATAATAATATAGAATTAAGAAAAGGAAATAATTTAGTCGGAACTGATGGTGGTCTACAAGTAAACCTAGAAACAGATGCTGGTGGATCAGTCACAAAATATCAAGCATTACAGTGGTATGAATCTGGTGGATACTGGAGAGGATGGGATGGATCTGTTGAGAGAAGATTTGTATCAGAGAATGAGACACAGATACTAACAAACAAAACTTTAACATCTCCAATACTTACCTCACCTACTATTGGTGCTGCTGTTGCAACATCAATCAATGGTCTTATAGTCAACACTACTGCATCTGCAACTTTAGATATCGCAACATCTAAAATCTTAGATATAAATGACTCTCTAACATTAACATCAGATAACCCTGCTGCAACAGTTTCTGTTAACTTTAGAGTTGGTGGAGATGTAGCATATAGATCTGACACTCTTGCATCGTTCTCATCTACAACATCTACACAGATGCGTGGTTTGATTTCAGATACCACTGGTTTGGACAAGATGGTATTCCAAACTAATCCTACAATTCTAACTGGTATTACCACAACATCTGCAGGATTTAACTTAGTCAACAGTGGTGCTACAAGTATATTATTTGGTGGAGCTGCTGGAAGTATTGTCATGGGTGCTCCTACTGGTGACACAACTATCAACCATGACTTGATACTAAAAGAAGATCTTACATGTGGTATTGACACAAATGATACTGCTACATTCAATGGTATTGTCAACATAGAAAATGCTGATCTTCTAATACGTGGAACTGACGGTGATCCAATGTCAATTGGTAGAGGTGGAGGTGCTGTAAATACAAATACTCGTGTGGGTGTGTCAGCACTTGCTGCTAACGTTTCTGGATCTCAAAACACAGCATTTGGATACCAATGTTTGTTCACAAATAATGCGGGTGCATCGAATACTGCACTCGGTCACAGGGTTTTACGAGCAGCTGGTACAGCAAATAATAACATTGGTGTAGGTAAAGATGCATTACTCGTTACTCTTTCTGGTAGTAAAAACATTGCCATTGGTAACAATGCAATGGAGACAAACATAGATGGAGATGCGAACGTATGTATTGGACACTATGCAGGATTTGATGTTCTTGGAACTGGTAACGTTCTTATAGGTCCTGCTGATAATGAGAACTCATCTGATGTAACATTCAGACCACCTAATGTCAGTGGTGATAGACAGTTGGTCATTGGTTCTGGTGGTCAGGCATGGATACGTGGTGATTCTAACTTCCATGTTACTCTTAACAATAATCTTACTGTAGATGGCGACCAACTCATCAAGGGTAATCTCACAGTCAATGGTACTACAACTACAATTAAATCTAATATTGTAGAGGTTACAGATAAAGCAATTGAACTTGCTGCTGTTGTAAGTACACAGTTCTCATGTACTGTGGTAGATGGATCTCCAAATATCTCAGCGATTGCTCCTACACT